AATTAATAATTCTTTAGGTTCTCTACCTTTCCACCACCATTCTCCACCATGCTTCATATGGTATTCATTTTCAGTTGTAACTAATACTTTTTCTTTAACTGAAAGTTGATAATGTAGATTATCGTTAATATAAATATCTCCATCTTCTACCTTATTTAAAGCAGCACATAATATTCTTCCGTCTAATCTTATTCTTAATGCCATAATATTATCTATGATATTGATATTTCATCATATGTTAAATATAAATCTAAAGTTCCATCACCTAATGTAATAGCAGATGTGGCAGTAAGTATTATACTCAATCCTGTATAATCTGTAGAAGTGGATGAATTTATTGAGAAATCTTGAAACCCATAAGTATCTTGGGCAGATGTTATAACAAGAGGTATTGTATGTAACCAATTACCAATTGTACCGTAAGCTATTCTATCCAATCCTGTATGTGTATAAGCTGTTGTATTATGATTGTATCTTTGATGTACTGATCTTAATCTTATAAGCTTATTTGCTACTGCAGAAATTAATAATTTTGGAGTTACATCTAATGCTAACAATTCCGCAGAAGTTAAACTAACTTTAATTTGTTTAGTAAAATTTTGTTGATCTACATAATCTACAACTGCTTTAGTATTGATTCCTATGTTTGTAGGTGTTATACTATTATTTGCAACTTTATTAGTAATATCAGTATCTATTTGTGTTTTTAATTGTGTATTTGTCATTATAAAAATGTATTATTAAATATTCTATTAAACGGTCCAATAGATAAATTAGTTGTCTGTTTTTTAATTGTTATATTCATTAGTCCATAACTGTAACTATTACTTGATACAAATAATGTTGAATTAAGTGAATCAATATATATTGTATTAAAGGTATGAGTTATATCATTATTTAAGATATCATATATTTTATATGTATCGGTAGTTAAAGTATCAGTTACTAAGAAACAGATAACTCCAATATCTGAATAGTCTATATCTTTTCCAAGTTTAAAATTCTCTTCAGTATCAAAACTTTTACCTATTAAATAAGTAGAATCTACAATATCTGGATGTATATTTGCAAAATTTCTACCTAAAGGTTCTTGCCAATAATAAATATCTTCAAATTTTGGATAATTATTACAATCTTCAGATTCTGCTTGAAAGAATTTAGTTTTATAATTAGTTTGATAAATTTGTATTGGAGTAGCTTGACAAATAGTATTTGAATAAAAATACATATTTCTATAACTATTCATTAAACATTTTCTTTGTTCATTAGTTAATTCTAAACAACAATTATTTAATAACTTATATATAACATTTAATATATACAAATCAATAGTTTCTAATTTACCATTTATTTTACCTTGATTATAAATTTTATCTAAAGAACTTAATAAAACAGAAATATGATTTTTATCATTTATTTCTATCATTATGTTATTTGTTTAAATTCACTACATGTATTACAATTTATTGGTTTGCAATTTATACAATTTTGTAATCCACATAATTTTTTAAGTTTATTTATATTATCGATTGCTTGTAAATAATAACCTAAATCAATTGATTTTTCAATTGAATCAATTATAATATTTATTGTAACAATTAAATTTTTAGAACTTAAATCATTACAATTTACACAATCTGTTATTTCAGCTTTTAATAGATTATCTAACATACATTTATAATATGGTAATAAACTATATGTAATACCTAATGCAGGTAATAAACAAGTACTACATTCTTCAGTAGGTGCATCACTTTCAATTTCTATAAAATATATATCTTTAAAACTAATTATTCCTAATTCAGTTGCTGTGACAATAAATACTTCTTTATTATTAACTTGTTCTAATTTATATGTAAGACTTGTAGCTAATGCATAATCTTTGAAAGTATCCATGTTCCATAACAATATTGATGTTATATTATAACCAACGTTAGTTTCAACATCAATTGCTAATTGAGAACCATTGTTTATTATTTCAAAATTATTTATTGTAATCATATTTTATATATAAAAAAAGGAGGGATTTCTCCCTCCCTTGATTGGTTATTATTTATTATACTAAATTAGTACCTGGGTTGTTTAATGTCAATCCAGTAATTGTTTCTAAATCTGTAACAATATCATCTACTGCACCACCAGTTGTAATCATAACACGAAGTGTTTTATATTGACGTTCAACAGATGTTTCTTTACGTGGGCTATAATATGTGAAATCTACTACATCATATTGACCTGCAATATCTGCATAATATGGTGTATTAAAATCAACTGGATAACCTACTTGACGTGCTGGATCATATTTCATTCCTTTAACAAACCATTCGTAGTTAACAGCAAGTTTACCTGTTCCAATTCCTGGAGTAGCAGTTGCGTTAACAGTTGTAGTTAACAAACCTAAATTTTGTTGAGGTTGTGTTAAATCTTGAATATTTTGGAATACTTTACCTTTAGCATCAAATTCAATTTGTTTTCCTATAATTTTTCCAGGAACAACAGATTGTACTTTACCAACAATAGTTATAGTTGGTGTACCACCACCTGTAGCACTTGTAACAAATTCTGAATTACCTCTTTTAATAAGATTTTTATTTAAAGAAGCTAACACACCATCACGAATAGTAGTGGCTGTTTCAGAAGCTACTGAAGCACCCGTTACATAGAAACCTTGTATAATTGCAAAGTTTTCAGGAGATAATGAACCACCATCATTATAAAGTCTAATTTCAACTTCATAAGTATGATTTGCTAATACATTTCCTGTAAAACCACCAATAGTTACAGATTTTTGAACTTCAGCTGCATAATTTGCTACAGTAATTCTTTCAAGATATTTAGGATTAATGACATCCGAGAATTCATAATTTAATCCTTTACCAGCATCTCCAGCTGTTTTTTGTAAAACTTTAAATGGTTTACCTAATGCTGGGGCAGTACCATCTTCAGATAATACTTTAACTTCTTTATCACTTGCTGTAGCAATAAAAGTCTGAGCAGTAGTTTCTGTAGCAACAGCTGTTCCAATAATTAGTTCACCTACTTGATTTGGTCCAAACATAATTTTATTTTAATTTTAATTTATTTATTCATTTCTTGAGTCTAATTGAATTTTACTTTCTAAATTACTTGGTTTATAATCTCTAAGTGCTAATTCAACCGCTCTGTCTAATATTTCTCTATGTATACTTTTATCAAGTTCACAAGTTTGTTCACTTGTAAATCCATCTATTGATAGATTATCACCTGGAAAAGAAGTATTTAAATTGGTTAATATAATTGGTTTAGGATATTTAATATATCTTAATTGATATTCAGATATAGCATAAGGACTAATAAGCTCTACTACTTTATTATTATCAATTTTAGATATATTTAATCTCCAAATTTTATTTTTATGAGGTTGTTTAAAAGGATTTTGTATTTGAATATTATATTCATCATGCGTTTTTGGAACAACAGTTATTTGTTTATCAATAAAACAATCTCCAGTTGTTATTGTAGCAGTTTCATATATGATTACAAATACATCTTCTGGTATAACAAAGAATTTAGAATCTAAAGAGATTCGTTTATTAGAAGTTATTGTAGTAGTTGAATTATAATTATCTACTAATTCTTTTAAATCAACTCTTCTTTTTTCTGAATTTTCAAATCCTTTTTTATATTTATTACCTAATGGATTATAATAATCTTTTATTATTTCCAACTGTGCTTTTGTTAAGTAAACACTTAATTCAAAATCATCTATAGATGGTGCACTTTGTGTGGCAATAGCATTATAATGAATAAAAAATTCATTTCTAAATTCATTTGTAGTCATAATTATTTACTTGATAATTTTGCTTCAATTAGACTTCTAACTTCTTGATGTTTTGGATTATCTAAATAAGCAATAGCATTTTCAAAAGTTGGTATTTGTCCGTTTTCACATAACTTCAAACCATCTATTGTAGAATATTTACCACCACTTGTTTTTACAACTCCAGCATTTTCTGCTTGTTGAATCAAAAGTTTAGTTTCTAATTTAGAATCTTTTAATAATGTAACAAATGCTTCTGGTTTTTTATCTAAAAATTCTTCAACTTGTCCTTGAATCCAATTTAAAGTAGCATCTTGTGATACTGGTTTATTTGCAAGTAATCCAAGAATACCAATTAATTTATCTTTATCGTCTTCAATTTTACCATACAATTTAAAAGCTTCTTTTTTATTATCAAAACCTTGTTTCTTTTCTGAAAATTCTTCATCACCACTAGTAATGACAAACTGATAAGTTTGTTTTTTATTTCGATCAGCCCAAGTTTCTGCAATATCATCTTTTAAATTTAGTAAAATTTTATATGATATATAATCCATAGGGTTTTCTAAATCAAATCTATTATCATCTTTAAATAAAGATACAAAATGATTTGTCCAAAATTCACCATAAATTGATAAATTTAAACCAGTAAGTTTTTCAATACATTCTTTTTCTTCATTAGAAAGAACATTTTTGATAGAACCATTTCTTAACAATGGTGCTTGAAATCTCTTAACTGAACCTGAAAGCATTCCTCCTGAAATGATGTGTTCATCATTTACATTAGAAGCCATTCCTTTTTTTCTTTTAATATATTTAACTGTAATTACTTCTTTTGGTAAAGTAAATACACTTTCTTTAACATCTTCCATTTTAATTTCTCCCTATTAAATTTTTAAAAAAGGGGAGCTTTTTATAACTCCCCTGTAACTTTATTATTAGTCTATAATAGACGGTTTCAATGTTGCAGTTCTAGATGGATCTTTAACCATTGCACCAGTACCACACATAGCAGTCATTGTTGCAGAGTCTTCCATTAATTGCATAATTCCACCTCTACGTCCAGAGAATGGATCTCTAATACCTGCCATATAACCACGTAGTTCATCATCACCACGTACTTTAATTTTTTGAATATTAGGCTCTTCCATTGAACCGATATACAAGATATCATATCTGTAAGATTCAGCTACACCACCATCTGGGTGAAGTACTTTATTACGAACTTTATCATCATACATTGGATCCACCTCTAACATAATATGAATGTTATTTGGTGCTCTCCATTCTGTAAATTGGAATCCTCCTACAAATGAATTATCATGGAATTTAGATGAAACTTGTTTAATAGCATTTTGGTTTGTATTATCAAACAATGCTTTCCATCCTGAAGCAGCAGCTGTAGCAGCTCTATTAAATTGAGCAGCACCTCTTTCTCCAGTTCGTAACATGAATTTTCTTTCACTCCAATCTAATTTACCTTCAGATAATTCAGATAATACATCTTCTAAAAGACGCATTGAAAATCTATTGTATGTAATAGTATTTGAAACTTCCATTTGTTCACGAATTCCTGAACCAGCTTTAATTTCAATATTGGCATTCCCTTTATTTAAATAACGTCCGTTTTCATCACGATTGGTTTTACCAAACATAATTGTACGAGATTTAATTCTTGAGAATTGTTTTTCAAACTGCCAATAAACTTCTTGCATCCAAGTAGTTGATTTGTGTACTTTTCCTGTATTTGGATCTCTTGTTTCAATACCAGCAAAATAAACTGGTTCTACTTTACAATCAATCATTGCTCCAGATACTTTATGCTCCATACGCAATGTAGAAACAGAGTTTCTCATTAAATAAGGAGAAGTAAACTGAATACCAGCACCTTGGATAGAAAGCTCGTCTTCAGAATAAGCAGATTCAATACTAAATCTACTACCTCCAACAAGTTCATCACCTGGAATACCAGCTAAAGATTCTTGACCTCCCCATACTTCACATGGATAAACATAGTTACCACCATCTTCATACGGATCTTCTAAAATTCTAATTTGGTAAACATCTGGACGGTGTCCTGCAATAACATGCATTTTTGTAAACCATTTTTCTGCAAATACCAATTCAAATTTAGTTCTAGCAACTCCAACACCAGTTGTGCCATTATTAACTACAGATCCTTGAAATCTTGCTTCAACAAGTGGAATATTTCTTTCATCACTTCCAACTACTTTCCACACAAAATCATCTGCAGTATTTAATACTTTTTCAGGAAACAAAGATAAAGTTGTATCTAGGTTTTTCATTCCTGAGTTTTGTAATAGTACAGTTGTTAAAGGTGAAACCAATTGTGGTTGTGTTCCAAAAATAGCACCAATGTGATTTTTTAGTGTTAAACCTGACCAAGCTTTACCTTTGGTCATTACAAACTTACCTAACGACATATTTAATTATTTAATTATTAATTTTTATTTATTTTTAAAATACTATTTCTGAACCAATTCCACCGTAACTATTTGGATCTTGCAAATAGGTTGGTGTACCATTATCTTCAAAGTTAGTTTTTCTTAATTGTTTTTCTAGCTTTTTAACAGCATTAGAAGTAGTACTTGTAGCAATTTTAGTTAAATCATTAAACCCATTTGTTAATTCAAATATTGTATACATTTTAGTATCAAATTCAATTGGGTTCTTAGATCTTTCTTGCATTAATTTATTTTCCAATTCTCCTGTATTAGGATTTTTAGAAACTACTTCTGTCATAGTTTTAAAAACAGTATTTTGTAATGCTTTTGTATTAGGTATTCCTTTTACAATTTCTTTTGAATTAAAAATATAATTTTTAATAGCAATATCAATTTTTTCCTGTTCTTCTTTTTGAGCTTTTAACTCTTCTTGATATCTTTCTTGTTCAAGAGCTTCTTGTTTAGATTCAAATATTTTTAAACTTTCTTTAGATTCTAAAGCATCTTCAATTAACATATCTTCACCTAAGTCAATTGTTTTCCTAATCATTTTTTTCGCTCTATCTTCAGATAAACCTTGATTAAGATAATCACGATATATAATATCTTTAGCTACTTCAAGATTATTCTTTAAATAATCTTCATCAATAGCATCTAATTCTAATACAGCTTTTCTTGAAGTAGCAATTTTTTCTAAATCTAAATTTGATAAATGCTCTTGAGCTTTAATTTGAGCTTGAATGTCAATTTCTTTTTTTAAAATTGACGTAAAGTCATCAATGTTTTTAACATCTTTAAGTAAATCAGAAGATTCAAGTGAAGGTAATAAACCTTGTTCATGTAGAACATTTGAAAGGGAAGAGTATATATTGGGAGAATTATCATCTTGTTCATCACCCTCACTATTATCATCTTCTTCTTCCCCATCTACATCTTCTGGATTTGCATCCTCGACAGAGTTTGTATTATTTAAATCATCATCATTTAATGAATCATTATTTACATTATCATTATCTTCCTGAATTTCTTCAGGTATCATAAAGTCACTATAATTTAATTCCATATCAGAATTAAATATTGACATTTCATCTTTTTCGTCTTCCATAATTTTCTCCCTATTTATAAAGTTTGCAAATATACTACTTTTTTAATCAAAAGTCAAATATTTATTCAAATATTTTCATTTTTTGTTTATTTAGTAATAGCTATTTTGTTGTTTTCTTTTTGATTCTTGCGATAGATTGATCTACTTTTTTTGCATCCATTTGATCTTTATGTCTTTTCATATCATCATCAAGTTTACGCATCTTAAGTATGTAATCATCTTTTCTCTTTTGAATATCCAATTTAAACTTTTCTGCTTCTAAAGGATCTTGTATACCATCATCAGACGTTTCTTGAGGTTGCATTTGCAATTTAAGCTCTTCAATATAAACTTTAGTATCATTATCTCTTTGATTTTTAATATCTTCAAGTTCAAGTTTTCTATTTTCTAAATTAATAGTTTCTTGATTATGTTGTTCTTGAATTTTATTTGCAGCATCAGCTTGTTCAGATTGTCTTTGATGTAATTGATCTTCAGCTTCTTCAAGTTTACGTCGCATATCCATTAAAGATGGGCTAAAATATATATCCATTATAGTAGATAACCCACCACCATTTTGAACAAAAGCTTGAGCATTTTGTTTAATCATTTGCTCCAACTCTTGAGTTTTAGATGAAGTTGTTACTATAATACCGTAATCTTGTTCACAAAATTCATCAGAATCTATATTTAACATTTCTATAGATTGGTCATCTAATATATATTGTACTTTTTTATTATTACCTTTTAATGCAATTTTAGCAGTTTCTAAAAATGTTTCTAAAACTCTAATTTTACATTGTTCATGTAACATAAACCAATACTCTGTAATATGCGAAGATTGATTAACAGCTCTTTCAACTCCACCAACAGTTTCTCTATTTGAAACTTGTCCTTCACGTTGAGCGGATACACCTGCAATTTCTCCCATTTCAGCTTTAATGAATTCAAGTAATTGAATGTGTTGTTGTATATAAGAACCTGTCTCCATATCAATAGCACGTCCACCTTGTGTATTCATACTACCAGCAAGTTTACCAGTAGCAGCTCCTTGTTGACCTTCTTTAAATGAATCTATTACAGCAATTTTATTAACTACTGCAAAATGCATCCATTTATCAACTTCCCAATTTTCTGGAATTTTAGCTAAATCTAATTCAAATATTTTACCATAATTAGTTGATATAGCTTTATTAAGTCTATCCCAAATTACATCATACATATATTGATAGTTTTTCATTCTATCAACTAATGATACAGCTTTTGATTGATTGGTATTATAAATTTGACCTACAATACCTGGACTACATAATGATGGATTATATATTTTATTATATTGAACTTTACGAGGTTTAATATTTAAGTAAATATCTTTACCTACTTTAACACCTTCCCACCATTCATTAACCCACATTGTTGTAACTTCTTCACCTAAATCTTTATTTGGAATATATTCTTCAGAAGCAATTTTATATTGTTCTTCACCATATTCATCATAAAACTTAATTTTTTTAACTTGTTTAATTGATTTCCAAAATACTTTTAATACTCGTATATTACCAGTATCATCGGTATAATTAGAACCAAAGAAATGTCCATTAAGTTCTGCTAAATTAAAAATAGTATCATACATACCTTCAACTCCTGTATTTAAAGCATCTCTTAATAACACATGATTATTTTGATCATCTGAATAAGAACCTTTAGAAGAAGTTGTAGTATATTCCATTATGTAATCGATATCTTCTGGTTTCAATTCATCATGATATACATCAATAATTTTATGAGGACTCCAGTGATCTTGTATAATTATAATAGATGAATCTTCAATTCTATCTGAATTACCAGAACGAACTGAATGTACTTTTAAAGGGTTAAGTTTAATTAATACTGGTTCATCGTGAATTATATCACATTGATATATTTCTTCAGCAAATATTAACGCATCTTTAAAACCATCATTAAAAGTTCTATCAAATCTTTGTTCTTGACTATAATGTTTTAATATTTGATTAGCTGATTTTTCACGAATGTCTTGCCAACTATATTTCATATGTTTAGCAAGATCTTCCATTTTAGATTTTAATTCATCATCTTGATAATTTTCTTGTAAAAATTGAGTAAGTCTTTCTTTAAGAAATTCTTTTTTATCTTCTTCTTTTTTACTAATAGCATCTGCATTTGTAACAATAACAGACCAATCAAATCGTCTTTTAATTTCTTCACCTACTAATAAATCTATCTTAGGTACAATTATTGGATGATGTGGAATATTATCTGGTACAAAAGATGCATCAATTTGATGTGGGTTAACCACATTAGTTAAATCTCTAGCATCTACAATTCCATTATAAAGATTTAAATTTATAATTTTATTTTGTAAACTTTTACGAACTCTTTCATTATTATAAAAAGAATGTCTATCTGCATAATCAACATTATCTTTACGCCATTCAATATTTTTTTGTGCGTAAGGTAATCTTTGTCTTGGTAAAATAAGACCATTTATTCTAGGTGTTGCCATACTATTTTTTTATTAACTTACTAATATACTAAATTTTTTAAGTTTTTCCAAATTATTTTGAATAAATCTTTAAAAAATCATTATTTACTAATAGCTATTTTGTTTTTTATAATTCTTTTCAAAGAAAGGATCACTTGATAATTTTTTAATTTGTTTATCATAATTACTTTTAACTGATTTACTTAATTTAACTTTATCTTCTCTTAAAATAAATAACATACCCATTGCTGAAACCCTATCAAAGTTACCATCTGAATTCCAAGCAATACATTCTTCTAAATAAGGAATAGTTCTAATGTGATGTAATTTTAAACTAAGATCTTCTTCATCCCCTTCATTATATCTTGTTGACATATATTGAGCTTGTAAAAGTCTTCCCCATTTATTTATTTCTAAATTAGCATGAGTACCCTTAGCATTATTACCATATAAATTAGTTGATTTAACCATATCCATATCTTTTAATACTTGAGGGGTATTACATAAATAATGTAAACAATTTCTAGCATCAAAATAACTAAATAAACCTTTTAAGTTTTTTTCATAATTAGCTTCAGCATTAAAGAATTTAAGAAGTCTTAATGATATTTCATATGCATCATTAGCTAATCTAGGTCTACCAGTATATTCTGCAACAATACGATCTGTAAAAGTATCCATTACAAATATACTAAATAAAGATGCACCTGTATCAGCATCAATAGGGTCAATACCTGCAATATATCTACCACGAGGTATTTCACCATTAGCATTTTTACTAGGCATTTCAAATATTTCCAAACATCCACTTCTATCTGTATCAGAACTATCATAAGCTCTAAGTGGAAATTTATCACTTGTAGGTTTCCAAATTACTTCTCCGAGATTATTATATATAAGTTCCCCAATATAATGTTCAGCTAAAAAGGTTTCTTTCTTAGGTCCAATACTTTCAAGATAATCTTTGATATCAGCAACAGGAAATACTGTTCCTTCAGTACGCATAATAGCTTCCTGTGGAGTAATAGGCTCCTCCGCTTTCTTTTGTGTAATAGCTCTAGCATCAGAAGAGTTATATTTTACTAAATGTCTATCTAGTAAAATCTCAATTAATGCTTTAATTACATCTGGTTCACCATTTGTTTCATCATAACATTCATTACGATTTAAATAAGCTCCCCAAAAGAAACCACATTCATTTTCACCAGTTGAAGTTTTATCAAATAAATTTGGAATACCAAAGATATTGTAAGCACTTGGTTTATAGAATAATTTTTCAGAACCTGCAAATGAAGCTCCTTCAACACCACCTGTACCCCCAGCTAACATAAATCCAAATGATACTCCACCATCTTCAACAGCTTTTCTATTTACGTTCCATGCTTTTTCAAGATTAGGAAACAAACCGTCTTCTTCATAGTGTATAAGAGGTCCACGTATACCCCTAGCTTTATCAGGATTATCTTTTAATGATATACCAAAAACAGATGATAATAACCCCTTACGTGAACCATATTCATCTTTATATCCTAACTGTACATTCATCTCTTTAGTAGCATCAATTACTCTCATTCTAGGAAGAGGGGTGTGTTCTGCTATCCAATCCAGTGTATCTAATACTTTACCCCATATACCTTTATCTCCTGTTAAGAAACCTTTATCAGAAGCTAAATGAAAATTAGGATTACCTGAACCTGGAAAGACATACATATTTCTAGGTGATTCAGATGCATTCTTGAAACTAAATCCAATACCACGAGTTTTTAATACTTTACCATGTTTACCCAAACGTTTAGCTCTATTAGTATAATGGAAATATAAATAATCTCCTAACCAAGGTTTAGCAAACTTTCTAACACGTTCCCCTTGAGATCTTTCTCCTGCACCACTAGTAGCAATTGTTTCTACTAACCATATAGGACTATAATTCCAATAGAAATATAACTCTCCTGGAATCCATTCACCATCAGATTCACGAACCATACCATGTTTCCATCGTCTTAGTTCTTCTCTCCAAAATTCAGCATACTCAGATTTAGGATTACTATTTGGTGGTATATTTGTATATCTACCATTCTTTTCAAAGAATATAGCAGGTTGTCTAAAGTAATCCATATCCTCAAGTATATGAGGATTAGTTAAATCTACATCTATTCTATTATCATTATACAAAGTAGATTTAGGTCTATCTTTAGCATAACCCCTTTCTTCTTCTGGAGCTATAAGATTTTTAACAAATTTAATAGTAGCTATATATTCAACTAAATTTTCATATACTTCTTTTGGAATTGAATTCTTTAATGTTTCATTTATTTCGGTTTGAAATTTATTAAAATTATACATTTTTTCAATACTTTCCATTATAATAATTTTAATTGTTTTTCAATTAAAGAAACTCCTTTTTTTAAATTATCTATAGCTAATAAAGGTTGAAAATTAGTATAGTGATTTAAATCTAAAACTTCTTTTTCAGATTTTGCACTAGATAGAGGTTTAATATGATCTAGATGTATATTATTCCAATTCATTTCTTTTGTAAATTGTGATTGTATGTAATCTTTAAAAAAAATATAATCACAACCTAAAATTTCAAAAGTTTTAGAATTTTTTACAATACTTTTTGATTTTAAAGAAAGTCTAATTAGTGTTCTTATATTTGATTTCAATTTAAAAAAAGAATCATTTTCAATTTTATTACTATACCAATTATTTCTATAAATTCTCTCTCTTTCTTTGTTCTCTTTTTTCCACTTCTGCATGTATATTTTAACCTTTTCTGGATTATTTTTTCTATAATTTTTACTTCTCATACACATACATTCTTTACAGTTTGTACAATTTTTAGTAAATAAATTTATCTCTTTATTTATATTACATTTTGTACATATTTTATATTCTATATTTATCATGACCACTGGCGTTCATTTAATATAACTACTTCAGTTGACAATATTGTTTTAGCAACAGATACAGCATTTTCTAATGCACATCTTGTAACCTTTAATGGGTCTATAATATTTAAATCAAACATATTTTTATACATTAAAGGTCCTTTCATATTATTAATTATATTTTCTAA